AGCATCTTGAACGGTTACGGTGGGTTCTTTTATCCATTTTTCAGGAGCTTCTTTAAACTGTGGGTCTTCGTCCGTTATGACGGATTTAGCTAAAATCATCCCATTTAGCATACCGTGCATATAAGGGTCATAATCCCAGTTGCCATCGCTCCCTTGAACGTCTATTAGTGAAGTTAGTTGGTCTGCAATGTGTTTAATTTTGGTCATTTCGTTTTCAGGCATAAATTCTCTCGTAAGTGTCAAAGTCGTAAGGGAAGCGGTGTTTTTCATCTGCTCGAAACCGCTCGTTGTGTATTTGATTCCACTGCATTTCACAGACTTCTGGAAAATAAGTGTCACCTCTAAAGGGTGCTAGTATTTGTGTAATCTCCATCTTTCTGGCGTAAGGTAAAAATTCGTTGTATATCTGACTGCCCCCAATCACCATGACGGGCTTGAAGCAGGACAGCATCAGCACATGCTCGATGGTGGCGACATCAGCCCCTTCAGCTTGATAGTTCTGATTGTGGCTGACGACGATGTTGTGTCGGTTGGGTAGTGCCATGCCAATAGATTCAAAGGTCTTTCTACCCATGACGATTGTTTTGCCGGTGGTTAATCGAACAAAACGCTTCATATCGTTAGGGAAGTTCCATAGTAGTGTGTTGTTACCGCCAATAACACCGTTACCAGCTACGGCGGCAATAAGAGTTATGTCATGAGTCATCTGTGACTTATCAATCATGACAACGCTCCTCAATTTCACGCCGGATTAATAAGACTGACGCTGGCAAAACATCACCAGGTTTATTCATCGTCACTCTCCTCATCTATAATAGCTTGAACTCTGGCCAAAGCTTCGGGCGATAAGTTTGTTATCTTCTTGCCAATCTCAGACCTTTTTCTTCGGGTTTGATTTTTGCCTCTTAAAACCTTAGTCAGTGCTTTTTTCATGACATCTTCTGGAATTTCCAATGTGGCATTGATCAAATCAGCAACGGATACCTTCCGATGACTGCTGTGCTGTTTTAAAAAAGCTGTTACCTTTTCGTGAGTCTCTTTGGTTATTCTGGCAGAAACATTTACCATTTTACTTTCTTTTTCTTCACTCATACTTTTATTTTCAATTGATAGTAAGTTAATAATTTTTATTATAGTGCAAATTATTTAAACGCGCTGTAATTAAACTCACTACCTGAAGGCAGTATTCTTTCGCCAAAGCCAGGCGTATTCTCGACGATATAGCGCCTTTGAGCGGCGTGTTCTTTAGTATGACAGTTGTGTGTGTCGGTAAAGTCAACGATAAAAGCGACATTAGAGCCAGTCTTCTTTCTTCGCAGGCCACGTCCGATACGCTGTCTCAAGGCTACTTCTGCTTTGCCGCCCCCACCAAGTATAATGCCGCCAACAGAGGGAACGTCAACGCCTACATCTAACACGTTAGTGCCGATTAAAACATTGATGTCTCCTGCGCCGAGCGATTTAAGGTGTCTCTGACGATCTTCTTGAGATACGCTGCCTCTGAGAAATTCAACCTTAGCTCCCTGAGCTTTAAGCATCTTTCTTAAAGTTTCGCCATGATTGGTGTGTTGAATTAAAATCATCACGCTTAATTTGTGCTTTAGCATATTGACAGTCTCAGCCACTATCAGCTCATTGCGCAATGAGCACTCGCTAATTCCCAGTTTGTATGCTTTTTGCCAAGTTGTTGTTCTAAAAAGTTTTTTTGGCTTTGGATTGTCGATATATTTGAAAAAGGGTTTGGCTAAAATGCCTTTGTCGATCAACTGCTTCTCTGAAACTTTTATCCCGATACTGCCGGAACAGGCCATTAAACGCATATTGTCCTCAACATCGGTCTTCATAAAAGGAGTGGCGGTTAAGGCTAGGCGATAATACGCATTTTTACACTCGGCCAAAACATTAAAGTAGCTATCGCCTGACGCTTCGTGCGCCTCTTCCAAGATGACTAACTCAAATTTACTTAATAACTTTCGAGTCGCCTCTTGAATCATCTTTTGTCTGACTTGCTTTCTTTTGCTTGTGAAAGGGTCGGGGTCTTTCAATCTAGCCGCGAGCGTTTGAATCATAGCCACCGTTACCGTTCTTCTTGGCTCCCAAATGCCGTCTCCAATAACCCCAACCTTGGCGCCTTTCAACTCCGGCTCATCATGTTGTGATCTGTAAGCCAAAGACGCTTCTAAATTATCTTTCATTTGATACATCAGAGAGCCGCGTGTGGTGATGAACAAAGCAGGGCGCTTTATTCTGGCAATCGCCATACAGCAGACATTCGTCTTACCGCCCCCTGTCGCGATCTGAGCAATCATTCTGCCCTTATTGACGAGAGCATCGACGGTTTCAGGCTGATAGCTGTATTCGTCGGTGTAGCCGAAAGCGTTAATATTGGGTCGTTTTGACCCTAGTGGGGCGGGAAGAGGATTGGCGATTCTCTGAACTCTGTGACCTTTTCTTTTTAAAGTGTTACAGACCATCTCAATAAAGCCGGCAGGAAAACTCGACTGTCTATATTTAAAGAAACTAGATCGACCGTCCCACATGCCGGATTTGAAAGTGTCGCTATATTCGGCCCCAGCCACGGAATAGGACAGCAGATCGGACACTAACGATTTTATTTCTTTGGGCGCATCTATCAATTTGGCCACTGTAGCGTTGGAAGCGATCCTAACTAAAGTCATATTTACCTCTTAAAAACTTGATTTTCATAATTAATTTGTATATTGTAAGTCACCAATGACTTATTTATAAATAAAAATAACAGAGAATTGAAACTAATATCGGTAGATCCAGAGACTTTACAGTCGAACCCTTGGAACTCCAATAGAGTAGATGAGGATAACCAAAGAAAGCTAGACAACTCTATCGAGCGTCTAGGTAATTTTAAACCTATTTTAGCTAGAGAACTGAAGAATGGGTCTTTACAGATAATTGGTGGACACCATCGCAAAGAGTCTGCCATTCGTAGAGGCGAAACAGAAATCGACGTGATCAACTTAGGCGAAGTCTCTGATGAGAAAGCCAAAGAAATTGGTCTAGCCGACAACGAACGATACGGCGAAGACGATGCAGAAGCCTTAAAGAAGCTGCTGGATGGTCTGGACACTACGGATGAATTAAGTTCGTTTCTGCCCATATCTACAGATGAGTTCGACTCTTTATTTGCATACGACAGTATAGACTTGGATGAGTTAGATGTAGACGATGATGACGATCAGCCAATAGAACGTCCCGAACCCTCTTCACCAACACACAGAGTGGTGAGGTTTAAGCTACCCATTGGAGACGCTGAAAAGCTTAGTGACTTCATAGGGAGTATTCAAAAATCAAATGGCTTCACTCAGTCCGATGATTTAACTAACGCTGGAGATGCGTTAGTCCATGCCATTAGGGAGCTATGGTGAAAAACACGTTTAAGTTTACGGACTGCGTTGACTGTGTGAATGTCGGTGGCGGAACCTCAAAAGATGTATGTTTTAACTGCATGATTGGTGAAAACTTCGAGGAAAGAGCGAAAGACATAGTGGAAGAGATGATGTTGTCAGAAACAGATAGAGAGGTAGATCATGGCTACTAAGAAAAAAGGCACAGAAAAAGACCTGCCGGATATACAAACGCTCAAAATTGACACCCTCAAGCCATACAGATACAACTCTAAAAAGCACACCGAAGATGGCATTAAGAAATTAATGCAATCTATTTCGCAGTATGGCTTGGTCAACCCTATCACCGTCGATAAAGACATGATAATTATTGGCGGTCACGGGCGTGTTGAGGCGTGTAAGCGGTTAGGGTGGACTGTTATTCAAGTTCAAATCAGAGATGATCTGTCGAAGAAGGGCGCTAATCAGCTTAGGATCTCCGAAAACAGAGTAACTTCAACAGAATATGACTCTGAAAAGGCAAAACTTGAGCTTGAAGAGTTAAATTTGGGTGACTTGACAGAGCTGCAGGACATTGAAATTGAAGGGCTTGGTTTTGAAAAGATTGAAATAGAAAAGCTGTTCGATGATTACACCGAAATGGACAACAGCGCACTGACGGAAGATTTGGACTCAGATATTGACGAGCAAACCAAAAAAGGCATCGAGGATATTGAAAAGATGGACAACAAAGCCGTCAATGTCGGTGTTGCGCTGGGGTTTAAGATGGTCCCTATATCATCTAGTCGTCATATTGCCAAATTCATAGCGAGTTTGCAGGACGAGTATAACGCACCAGCAGATGAGGCGTTCGTCCAGTTTATAAAAGAGATGAATGAGGCCGCCTGATGAAATATACCATAAATAAAATTTTCGACACCAAAGTTAAACGGACTCAGCGTGTTTTGGAGGTTGCCGAAGCTTTTGGGTTGGGGTTAAACGATAAAGAGTTTGTAGTTTACAAAAATCTGGAGCTAGAGATAGATCAGGGCGACGTTGTTTACATTACGGGTCAATCTGGCTCTGGAAAATCATTGCNACTGAGGGATCTGGCTAACCAAATGAGTAATGAGCAGACGGTGGCTGATGTCGATTCTGTTCAGTGGAGAGACGATGAGCCGCTGATTGATCAGTTGGGCGAAAATATGTCCGACGCCATTAGAATTTTATCTGTCGCAGGTATAAATGACGCTTATCTTTTAATTAGAAAGCCTGGCGAATTATCAGATGGTCAAAAATATCGTCTGGCTTTGGCGATAATCATAGAGTCTGGTGCGAAGATTTGGGTGGCTGATGAATTTGGTGCGAAGCTGGATAGAGTTACTGCAAAGGTGGTGGCCTTTAACATGCAGAAGATCGCCAGAAAAGTCGGAGCAACACTGATAGTGGCGACCACACACACCGATCTACAGGAAGAATTGGGTGCGGACATGGAGATAAACAAAAGCTATATGAATAAAATAGAAATAACAGGTAACAATTATGATTGAAGTAGCGCTTGCCTTGTTAGAGGTCGTCTTTTACATTTGTATAATCTTTGTGACTTTTATGGTGGTGTTAGGACCAATATTTGAGATGATTCTTGACATTTTTTTGCCATTTGACGATTTTGACGATTTTGACGGTGATGACGGATACGGGTTTTAACTTGAAAACAGCAGTAACGATAAAAGATGATGAAAATCGTTTAACAGTGACTAAATTTGACGGTAATACGGGCAAATTTAACTTGCTGTCTAAAATGATTGTTGAACGCGGCGACATAAACGACTGGCATCAACTTCATAAATTGCACTACAAGGCGGAGAACCTGCCAGTGGGGTCTAAGATATACCGCTGTCGTTTGGGTGATAGAACAATTGGCGTTGTTACGCTGGGCGTTCCGCGACTAACGCTTAAATCAAGACGACATTTAATGCCAAAGTTAAAGACGGGCGGTAAAAAGGGCGGCTTCACCAAGATGGTCAATTCAAACAGAGCCAGATGGCTAAATAAAAACATGACAGTCAACGGTAGAGTTGTTGTGGATACCATGTTCAGAGGTGCCGGTATTGCCTATAGAATGCAAAACCTGGCTTTTAGATTGCATGGTAAGAGATATGTCGAGTTTCAATCTTCGATGAGTAAATACAACAAGTTTGCAGAAAAATCTGGCATCAAAATGACAAAGCCACTAAGGGGCAATGTTTACGAAGCTGGTCTGGAGTTTTTCAGACTGTGGTTTGAAAGTCACCCTGCGGACTACGAAAGTGTAATGGCTGAAATCAAAGATATGCCTGCATCATACCGCAAACGGGTTGAGCAGGAGGTCAGACAGTTCTACAGACGTAACTCTTCAATGGAGAATGCAGGGGTAGGGGGTAACATTAAGGCTGAAAAGAAAGTTGCCGCCATGCCTATCGGAAGTGTAGTTAAAAATCTTCAACAACTTGTGTTCGCCAGCCCTCTCTATGGTGTTTATGAAAACCCTGATGTGGGTAGAGACTTACCTGAGCGCCTCCCATTATTGTCTTTTGACAACCAGAAGACATCTGAACAATTTAATCTTGATAAGTGTTATGAGTAGCAGACCAAAGACGCCAGAACAAGGTGTCCCCGATATGGACATGGGAGTTTCTCCCAAACAGATGGAAATTCTAAGAATAGTAGCCAGAGGCAACGGAGACGGCTCACAGGTTGATAAAAAACAGGTGCTTCAGCGAGTCACGTTCACAACTAACCAAAACAATGTATGGTATATCATGCGATATATGATGGCGCAGGGGCGTATTGAGCGTTCAGAGCTTGTTAAGCGATATAAAGGTATGAGAACGGTGAGAACATTTAGGGTGTCTGATAAGGGGCGATACTTTTGATCGTCAGAAATGCCTGATGACATCATCAGCGGTGGAGAAAATATTTCCGCCAGTTAAAATCACGCCGCGTTATATTCTATTACTTATTATTTATTATTTATTCTTTTAGAAATATAGTTATATAACGCGGCGACAAAATGAGTGGCGGAAATAAAAAAGCCAAATTAAAGGTAATTACGGTATGAAATTTTTTAATCCAAAAGATAAGTCGCTAATGACTTGTTTTTTAATGTTGAGTCAGATACAATTGAGTCAGATTTATTATGAAAATTGTAAATTCCTCTTAACAGGGCAGCAATCTAAGACTACTAAAGTCGCGCTGCCCGTAATTAAGGAGGTCAAGTATGGCACTGCGTAAAAAGATACGCGGCGAAAATAAGCCAGCGGAGAGAGAGTCACCAACCCCACGCATTCGAGACAACAAGAAAAGATCAGAAGTAATATCAAAGGCTGCCAAAGATAAAAAATTGGGTGGCAAGGTTGAGCTAACTGAAGATCAAAAAAGAAGAAAAGCTGCCAACAAAAGTAAACGTCAATGGAAGCCCTCGGAGGAAGCAGAGGCTATTGCATTGTGGGAGTCTGGAGAGTTTACTCTTAGTGAGCTTGCTTCTAAATTCAATCGTAACGCAGACAGTTTATCCAGATTTTTCACCACACGCGGACTAACAAAGGGGTCTAAAGCGGAAGAGTATGCCAAAGCCGTTCATGAGAGAGTCATGAGTCAGGTAATGGGTGATGTGGGCGAAACAGCCACTAAGGTTAAAAATTTAAAGGATGACTATTTAACTCGCTTTGAAATAGCAAAAAAACTAACCCACAACGAGATAGCAACGGTTCAAAAAAGAGGCTTGTCGCTACAGAGTGCCTTACCCAATTTACGAGCCATAAAACAATATATTGATATTTTAAGTCACTGCAGAACAGAGGAGTATGATCTGTTGGGTGTAGCAGAGTTTGAATCCAGAATAGAACATGATGATCTACCCGAATTAGTTATATCGGAGCTGACAGTGGAAGATATTGAAAAAATGAGAGTGGAGCAATTAAAACTAAGTTCGATGGATGAGATTGATATTGATCAGATGGATGAGTTTGGCGATGACAAAGAAAAGGAATGTAATGAGGTTATAAGTGAGTCGTAACAACTTAGCCATGCACTCAGGCCAGATGGAGGTGTATAAGCATCCAGCAAGGTTCAAATGTGTAGTGGCGGGTCGAAGATGGGGCAAAAGTATTTTATCCAGAAATATGATTATAAAATATGCCAAGATCCCTAGACGTAAAGTTTGGTATGTTGCACCCACATACAGAATGGCACAACAGATCATGTGGCAGGTGATGCTGGATGCAGTGCCAGACAGATGGGTGAAAAAGATAAATCATACGTCACTGACGATATGGCTTATTAATGGGTCTGTAATTGAACTGAAGGGCGCAGACAACCCCGACTCGCTTCGTGGCGTGGGTATTCATTTTTTGGTGCTTGATGAGTATCAGGACATGTCGGAGGATACTTGGAAGAAAGCACTTAGACCCACACTTGCCGACACGGGTGGGGATGCGCTGTTCATTGGCACGCCAAAGTCATACAATTTACTTTACGACGTTTACATGCTGGGGCAAGATCCAGTAAGACAGGAGGGACCAAGATCCAGATCATGGATGTCCTGGCAATACCCGACTATCACCAGCCCCTTTATTCCGAAGGAAGAAGTGGATGCGGCTAGGGAGGATATGGATAAAAAGTCATTTCAGCAAGAATTTATGGCGTGTCATCTGCCAGATACAAAAGTAAAACTTTTTGATGGTGGGGAGAAAAGAGTGAGTGCGGTAACTAAGGGTGATGTTCTGTGTCATCTGACTAACAAAGGCGAAGTGATGCCCTGCGAAGTGGAAGATAGTGGTCTAACGGGGTTCAGAACTATAGCAGACGCGGTGCTGGAGACAGGCGAGGTCGTCTCCGCATCAAACAATCATAAGTTTAAGGTGAGTGTAAATGAGCGTTGTTGAGCTAGAGAAAGCCGATTATTTGGAATTTTCACCTTTAATTTGGCAGCCAAAGACTGGCAATGAAAGACTGGCGGCGCTATGTGGGTATTTGACGGGCAATGGGTCAATATGCGTCAAGTCAGAGAGATATACTAAAAAGAATGATGAGATGCCCATCTATAAAGAAAGATTCAATGGGGCTTTTTACACCAATGACATAAAAGATGTTCAAAGTATAAAGGACGACCTTCTTTCACTGGGGCTGTCTAGCTCAAAGGCGAAAGTAAGAAAGACCATTGACGGCAAAGATAATGGCTGGCAGGTGCAAATACCAAACTCAGTATGCGCAGAGTTTGTTGATGTAGGTGTGCCATTTGGTAGAAAAACAACCACTGTTTTCAACGTCCCTGAGTGGATACTCGAAGGAGATGCAGAGGTTAAGAGAGCTTACCTGTCGGCGTTGTTTGGCGCAGAAGGTTATTCGCCAGCAAGAGACAAGTCAACGAAAAGCAAGCTACCCAGAAATATCGGTTTGACGATGTGTAAAATTCACCCAACAAGTGGGGATAGATACTTTAGTCAGATAGTAGAGATGATGAGAAGCCTGGGTGTTGAGGCTAGATATACAACGAAGCAGCATGTAAAGTTTGACAAACCGTATGTCAATTACGTCATCTTTATACCATCAACACACACATTGGCATTTTTAAACAATATCGGCTACACCTATTGCGCCGAAAAGTCGCTCAAGGCATGGCACTGGTCTAAATATATGTCAGCATACAATTATGAAAGTGACATAAGAAAGTCAACCGTGTTGAGAATGTCAGACAATGGCGAGTCTTTTGAGTCGATTGGTAAAGAAATAGGGTTGACGAGAGGGGCTGCGCATAGACTACTTACCAGTATAAAAGTGGGCAAAGAAGTAGCAGCGGGTCACGCCTTTCCTCATTTCTCAG